TACTTTGTACTGACTTGACCAAAAATACATGAAGTGCTATAATTAACACTTAAACAACAAAGGAGCCACTATGTTAGCATTTGCCCCGCAAACACAAAAGCAATTTAACGCATTGTTACAGTATGTAAATAAAAACAGGCCTGCTATTGAGTCACGCAAAACAACAGAATATAAACAGGCAGTAGCCAATGTGCGCGAGATAATGCGGGCATATTTTGCAGTTAATCCTCCTAAACTAACTGCTTTTTGTCCGTGGAAACATTTGGGCACAAGAGATATGTGTGTGCAAATAGCAGAAAAATACAGTATCCCAATATGGGATATACGGGGAGAGGCAAACCCGTATACCCACAGTAATTAATAGTCAAAACCCGTCATTTTGGCGGGTTTTCTTTTGGTTGACAATAATTACCAAAACTGCTATAATTACACTAATTGAACAAAGGAGCTGACACAATGATTGCACACACCCGCGTTAAAGCACTGAATCCCCGTAGCCCTGACACCAAATTTATGGGTCAGGAGCCCACTTGGGAGGTGCAGCCACGACCAGAATTGCGAACCGGGCTGATGTCAGCTGCGTTCACCTGGTACAATTACTTTTACAATAAAAAAGACGCTAGGGATATGATTGTTTCATATCTGGAACAGCATGGTCGTCGGGCAGATATCAAGCGTCTACGCAGTGTCAGTGACAGCACCATTGTGTTGACAGCCGCCTGGCTGTGCCGTATGAGTGTAGTGGGATTGGAATTAACTGATGCTGAGTCAGCCAAACTACAATTGTTGTTGGAACAGACCATGGGCTCTCGACCGCAAGATGTAACAGAAGTGGATCCCGGTGCTGCCAGCGCAGTCAAATTGACCATTCAAGACCGTCTGCGTGACCGAGTGATTGAATGTGCCGGCGAGCTGGAAGGCATGTTTGACGACTTCATTGCCGCTGGCGCCAAGATGAGTGCAGACTGGAAACCCATCGCACAGATCCGCGGCATGAATGTGGCACCACAAATGGTCAAGGACATTGCTGAAATTTGGCAACGAAAGCTGCCGGAGTTTGAAGCAGTAGTGGCTGGCAAAGATGCAGATCTAACCGAAGCCTACAGTCATCTCAGCAAAATCCAGATGCGCAACATAATCAAGTTTTGCGAAGCAGTGGTCAGCGACTGCGGTGCGTATGTGCAAATCAAGAAAGTTGAACGCAAACCCCGTGCAGTCAAAGCCGTTGCGCCGGAAAAACGAGCCGCAAAATTCAAACATCAGCTTGAGTTTGCAGAACTCAAACTCAAAGGACTTCCAGCTGCAAGTCTTGTTGAAAAAACCGAAGCATGGTTGTACGACACCAAAAAGCGTAAACTTATCCATGTGGTAGCAGACAGTCATGTGGGCACATTCACTGTAAAAAGCAACAGTATCATTGGGTTCTCCACCGTGGAAAGCCAACAACGCACTGTACGCAAGCCAGCTGACATTCTAAAAGCAATGAGTACCGCTGGCAAGCCAGCAGCTAGGAAGATATACAAAGATCTTACCACAGCCGAAACAGTGTTCAACGGTCGCGGCACAGAGAATTTGATCATTCTAAAAGCGTGGTAGATAAGTACTGCATGCACCAAATCCCCAACAAAGTAGATTTCTACATTACCAATGTCTGTAATTTAACTTGCAATCGTTGTAATCGATTCAACAATTATAATTTTGCCGGTTGGCAACGCTGGTCAGACTATGAAACAACCTACGAGTCCTGGGGTCGGTTGGTAGATCTTACGGCAATTACCATCATGGGCGGGGAACCTTTTTTGAATCCCTCTTTGAAAGATTGGGTCGAAGGACTTAACCGCATTTTTGGAATCGAAGTACAGGTGCTTACCAATGGCACACGATTCCGCCAAAATAAAGATCTCTACCAAAGTCTGTTATATCGTTCGCCCAAAAATGGAGTTTCGAATCACATTGGGGTTAGCTTACACAATGTTAAAGATTTCGAAGACTACATGAAACAAGACATTTTAGATTTTCTTGAAGGGCCCGTGGCGATTTATGGAAAAGATGATCCAATGAATCTGTGGGAGTCTGACTGGCTTTTTCGAGATACAAACGGCATTATGGTCAATGTGTATATCAGCAATAATTTTGGCAATGCCGCTATAACCCAAAATCAATACAACCGTTTTGTGTTGCACAACAATGATGTTGAACAAGCTCATGACAATTGTGCTTTTGTCAAATGGAAAAGTTATCACTTTATTCGTGGAAAATTATACAAATGCGGACCAGTGGCACTCATGCCTGAGTTTGATCAACAACATAACTTTGACATCAGCGACGATGATCGCCAACTGTTAAACTCATATCAGTCGCTGTCAGTGGATAATTTTGAAAACTATCACTCTGAATTTTTTACTAATCTTGATAAACCTATAGCACAATGCAAATTTTGCCCTACACAATATGATGCACAGATCATTTACCCGTTGAGAAAAGGGCTTTGATACAAGTGCCAAGTGGTCATCTAAAGCAATTGATGCAATAATTTAAATAAATAACTAGGAACGGAGTTCCTACATGGCCATCGAAGTCGAAACCAGTCTTAACACACTAAAACAAAATCTCATTGAATATGTGCGCCTGCAACTGGGCTCACAAATTATTGATCTCGAGCTGGATGCAGAGCACTACGAATCCGCGTACCAACGCACTCTGGGCGTGTATCGTCAGCGAGCACAGAATGCCTACGAAGAAAGCTACAGTTACTTGGAACTGGTAGATGGTGTGGCAATCTACGATTTGCCTCAGGAAGTTATTCAAGTCAAACAAATTTTCCGAAGAACATTTGGAAATTCTCAAGGCCCGTTTGCATCAAACTTTGATCCATTTGCACAGGCTCAAATGAGCGTGTACCTTATGAACTTCAATGTGGCCGGTGGACTTGCCACATACGACTTTTACAGCCAATATGTAGAATTGGCCGCCAGAATGTTTGGCGGTTACATGAACTTTACCTGGAATCCGGTTACTAAAAAACTGCAACTGATTCGCGATCCCAACGGGTCTGGTGAAAATGTGCTGCTGTGGACCTACAACCTAAAACCAGAATTCAATTTGCTGCGTGACTTTCAAATATCACAATGGATTCGCGACTACATGGTGGCCAACTGTAAAATGATCATTGGTGAAGCCCGTGAAAAGTTTGGCACCATTGCTGGTCCGCAGGGCGGCGGCACACTAAACGGTGCTGCAATGAAAAGCGAAGCACAGACACAAATGGATAATTTATTGGTGGATCTCAAGAACTATATAGATGGTTCCGAACCACTCAGTTGGGTAATTGGTTAATAAAAGCGGTTGTTTGAACAAACGCTGCTAGGCAAATTGTCATAGATCTGTTATACTATCAGTATGGCAGACTTAATGATCGATCTTGAAGGACTTGGTACAGGTCCCGACACCACAATACTAACCATAGCCGCCCAGAGCTTTGACCCGTTAGGCACAGGTTATCACCAACGGCATTACTATGCTCGCATTGATCTTGAAAGTCAATCCGCTCGCAGTATACAGCAAGACACTATAGACTGGTGGGCAACTCAACCCGCAGCAGCTCGTGACGAAGCATTCAATGAAGCAGACCGTATTCCATTAGATCAAGCACTGGACAAGCTGGGCAAACTGATATGGCAGAGCAAGCGTATATGGGCGCAAGGTCCTACATACGATATGAATATTCTTGAACATGCATATAAAAGTTACAGCAAACCCCTGCCGTGGTTGTTTTATGTAGTGCGTGATAGTCGTACTGTGTTTGGCCTATGGCCCGAGTTGCCCAAGCCTCCCACTAGCCATCATGCTTTGGAAGATTGTCGTAGACAAATTGCCATGTTGCAGTCAACCCTACAACATCTAAATGTAAAGGAATTATCATGATCATTGGCGTATGCGGATTCATTGGGTCCGGCAAAGACACTGTTGCAGATTATCTAGTCAACTTTCACGAATTTCGAAGAGAGAGTTTTGCCAACACATTAAAAGATGCAGTAGCCGCAGTGTTTGGGTGGGACAGAACCATGCTGGAAGGGCGTACCAAGCAGGCCCGCGAATGGCGTGAGCAAGTGGATCCGTGGTGGGCTGCACGATTAAAAATGCCAGAGCTTACTCCTCGTTTGATGCTACAAATCTGGGGTACAGAAGTGTGCCGTAGAGGATTTCATGATGATATCTGGATTGCTGCTCTGGAAAATAAATTACGCCACAGCAAAGACCACATTGTTATCAGTGATTGCCGTTTTCCTAATGAAATCAAATCAATCAAAGCAGTTGGCGGCATTGTTGTGCGGGTAGTGCGTGGGCCTGAGCCCGAGTGGTTGGAACATGCTAAAAATTACATGAGCGGAAATCGTCACCCGGGGTGGGCACTGGGGCAACGACATTTGGAGATGGCCAATATCCACGCCAGCGAATATTCCTGGGTAAACGCCAAGTTTGATGCAGTGTTAGCCAACAACAGCACTATAGATGACTTGTACAGTCAAGTCAATGATCTGGCGCTAAGTCACCTGGTGCCCAAGGCAAATCCGACTTTTTAATTTCGACCGTGCAATTTAAACATATGGTCTTTAAATTGGTTGCATTGGTATTGTGCAGATTACTGTCGGCATGATACACCAACAGCTGAGCTGAGTATTTTGATTTGAAACCACATTTGTCACAGGTGGTTTTTTTCTTGTAGCCAGCTGATTGCCATCGAGCCACTGGCGGCTTGATACGGCGTTTTTTCTTAATACATTGATCGCATCGCGTTCTATGGTGTGCCATACCGTTGCGATAATAGTTAATGGCGCACAATCTCTGATTACAAGCAGTACAAATTGGTCTTTCCATGATATATTTATCATAAAACCTTTCCTAAAGGACAACATCACGGCGGTTTTTCCGCGCAAGCGCTAAATATTAGCAACTAGGAAAAGGACCATACCATGGCATTAACATCACCAGGCGTAGAAGTAACGATCATTGACGAGAGTCAATATATCCCGTCGGCTACCAATTCAGTACCATATATTTTATTAGCCACTGCCCAGAACAAAGCCAGTGCAGCCGGAGTAGGCGTAGCACCGGGAACATTGGCAGCTAATGCTAATAGAGTATACTTAATTACAAGTCAGCGTGATTTGGCCGCCACATACGGTAATCCATTCTTCTATAAAACAACTGCTGGTACACCAATCAATGGTTACGAGCTAAATGAATACGGACTGTTGGCTGCTTACTCTGCACTGGGTGCAAGTAATCGTGTGTATGTTCAGCGTGTTGACATTGACTTGACCGAGCTGACAGCGTCATTGACTCGTCCCACCGGATCGCCAAACAACGGCGCCTACTGGTTAGATACCACCAACTCACAGTGGGGTATTTTTCAATGGAATCAAACCACTGGTGCGTTTACTGTGCAGACTCCGCTGGTAATTACAAGTACAACACAATTAGAAATTTCCAGCACAGTTCCTTTACAAACAGTTGGCAGTATTGGTGATTATGCTATCACTGCTGCCACTGCTGCTACAACATTTAACCCAGGTTATTACAAACGAGGCGGCCCAACATCCGCACAGACCAGTGCTGTAGAATTGTCAGACCTGTACAACACCTGGGTGTTGATTGGCAGCGATGAATGGAAAACTTCGTGGCCCACAGTAGCTGGCACATTGGCTCCAACATCGTTGACTGCTGGCAATACATTCACAGTGAATGACACTTTGATCACGGTGCCAGTCAGTCCCAACAACACAGTCGACGGCGTTGCAAATGCAATTAATGACGCAAATATCACAGGCGTGTACGCTGCCAACATTGGCGGTAGACTAAACATGTACGCTGATTCCTCTGCATCCAATGACGGCAGCACAGGCGACGGTGGCATTGTTTCAATTGCAACAGGCGCAGGAACGCCGTTGACTACATTGGGCATCACTGCCGGTGACTCATATGCTCCGGCTTTCTTAATTGCGCCAAGTTATGATGCACCACGATGGGGTTCCACACAAACTCAACCACATCCAACTGGCAGTGTATGGCAAAAGATTTCAGCTGTAAATCAAGGTGCTGCATTGTCTGTCAAAAAATTCAGCACTGCATTAGCATTGTTTGTTCAACAGGCCTGCCCGTTGTATACATCTAATCGATTGGCAACATATGATCTTGATCCAAGTGGTGGCGGCACAAATATTCCAGCTGGATCTACAATTGGCCGAGTTGATTTACTCAACAACAACACTAGTGCTATAACCATATATGAACGATTTGCTACCGGTGCAACAGAGATTACCGGCGATGACGATACTCCTGGTCCGTTTGTCAATGGTAACACATTTACAATATCTGCCACACAACCCGGTACAAGTACAGACACAAATGCCACTGCTACTGTGCTTGGTACTACCACTGCTGATTTTATTGCCGCAGTTAGTGCAGCAAACATTCCGTATGTTAGTGCTACTGCCAACAGTGCAGGTGCAATTGTGTTTACACATGCCACTGGAGGACAAATAACTTTAACCAACGTAACAGGAACACCTGTTACTACTGCTGGATTTAATTCAACCGTGCGTGGATGTAGCATAGCTTATACCGATGGCGCTGCCACTGGATTGGTTTTATCTAACTGGGTTTCAGCCCCAACATTTACCTACACCGCCAGTAACGATGCTCCAGATCAAGATCCAGCAGACGGTCGTTTATGGTATTACAGTGCTGTTGATCAAGTTGATATCATGATTCAAGACAACGGATCATGGCAAGGTTATCAAAATGTAACCAACGACGTTCGTGGTTACGATTTGAGCAATACCAATGCCACTGGTCCTATTATCAGTGCCACTGCACCAGTTACACAAACTGACGAATCTGAGTCTCCATTGGTGTACGGTGACTTGTGGATTGACACAAGTGATTTAGAAAACTATCCAGTGGTCAGTCGTTGGGAATCAGTCAGTGGACAAGACCAATGGGTTGTGATTGACAACTCTGATCAGACCACACAAAGTGGTGTGTTGTTTGCCGATGCTCGTTGGGCAACAAACGGCACCACAGATCCTATCACAGGCGCCTTTCCAACAATTACTAGTTTATTAACCAGTGATTATTTAGATTTGGATGCTCCTACGCCAACACTATATCCACAAGGCATGTTGTTGTTCAACACACGCCGTTCGGGATTCAATGTCAAGAGTTTCCAAGTAAACTACTTCAACTCTACCACATTTCCAGACGATGTATTATCAACCGAAACCAACGCATGGGTAACAGCAAGCGGACTACGAGCCGACGGTTCTCCATACATGGGACGCCAAGCTCAACGAGCATTGATTGTTGCTGCTATGAAATCTGGTATTGACACCAATACTGATATTCGTGAAGAACAGCGTCAATTCAACTTGTTGGCAACACCTGCATATCCAGAACTGATGCCCAATATGATTGCACTGAACAATGAGCGCGGCAACACTGGCTTTGTCATTGGCGACACTCCGTTGCGTTTAGATCCACAAGATATTTTAACTTGGGCAAGCAACAACAATGGACTGGGATTGCCCACTGGTGATGGCCTGATTGCCGGTAACCAGTACATGGGTGTGTTCTATCCAAGTTGCCAGACAACTGATTTGAGCGGAAGCCCAGTGGTAACTGCACCAAGTCACATGATGATTAGAACAATTATCCGCAGTGACGAAGTGTCGTTCCCTTGGTTTGCACCAGCTGGCACACGCCGCGGTGTAGTTGACAATGCTTTACAACTTGGTTACATCAATTCAGCAACAGGCGAGTTTGAGTCATTGGGTGTTCGTCAAGGCCTACGCGATGTATTGTATGAAAATGCAATCAATCCAATAACATTTATTCCAGGAGTTGGTATTACCAACTTTGGTAATAAAACAACAACTTCGATCACAAGTGCGCTGGATCGAATCAATGTGTCCCGTTTGGTTGCGTTTATCCGTGGTCGCTTAGATGTGATTGGCAAGCAGTATTTGTTTGAACCAAACGATCAAATCACTCGTAATCAGATCAAGAATGCCATCGACGGTCTGATGATTGACCTAGTTGCCAAGCGTGGTTTGTATGACTATTTGGTTGTGTGTGACTTGACAAACAATACGCCAGCTCGTATTGATCGTAACGAGTTGTATGTTGACATTGCGATTGAACCGGTCAAGGCAGTTGAATTCATCTACATCCCAGTGCGAATCAAGAACACAGGAGAGATATCTGGCGTAGCTAGCTAAGAAAAAAGGAGTGTCACTCCTTTTTTGACCAGACTCAATCACCATAAATAACAGTATATAGGAGAACAACAAATGGCCGTATCATCACTAAGTAAAATGACAGTTCCTTTGGCCAGCGACCAAAGTGCTTCGACGCAGGGCGTACTAATGCCCAAACTCAAATATCGCTTCAGAGTGTTATTTGAAAATTTTGGAGCCGCCAACAATGCTGCACCTGTAACAGAATTAACCAAGCAGGTGATTGATTTTACCCGGCCAACTGTTAGTTTTGCACAAATTGATGTGCCAATTTACAATTCCACAATCAAACTGGCTGGCAAGCACACATGGAATGATATCACCTGCAACCTGCGTGATGATGCAGGAGCCAATGTGCAAAAACTTGTTGGCGAACAGCTACAGAAACAATTGGACTTTATGGAAATGGCCAGCGCCAGTGCCGGCATTGACTACAAATTCATTACCAAATTTGAAGTGCTGGACGGCGGCAATGGCGCAGTGGCACCAGTGGTACTTGAATCATGGGAACTGTACGGTTGCTACTTGAAAGAAGTAAATTACAACGATGCCAACTATGCTTCCAGCGAAGCAATGACCATTGGATTGTCAATCACATTCGACAATGCCAATCAAATTGTTGGTGGCGGCGTTGGTTCAGCAGGAACATTGGTTGGTAGAGCAGGAGACGTTGCTACTGGCGTAACCACTGGACTCTAATGAGTTTTGGACAAGATTTTCTTAAAGGTTTTATTGGCGACAACGGGTTAAGAGATTACACCCACGCTAGTAAAACCTTTCGCACAAATGGATACCAACTTGCGCCCAAGCTCAAGTTTCTGTTCCATACATATTTCAATCTGAATCCACAAGTACCCGGCGTACAACAACTGTTGGGCAATGGCGATGTTACCAGCATAGGGTTATCTGTCAAAACAGTTGACTTACCCAGCTATCAAATCAGTGTTGATACACTAAACCAATACAATCGTAAACGCTTGGTACAAAGTAAAATTAAATATCAGCCCATTCAAATAACATTCAACGATGACGGCGGCGACCTAATTCGAAATTTGTGGTACAACTACTTCAACTACTACTACAAAGATCCAGTGAACAAGTACGAAGGTGTTCCCAACACCAATGGCAACAGTGGGGATTTACAAACAACACCAGCAGGATTCAGTTACAACGCCAGCGACACCTACAGCAATCGTTTTGTAAACGACTGGGGATACGCTGGTGAATCGTATTCAGATGGCACATTCACTGGTGGCGGCAAACCCGCATTTTTCAAAGACATTAAAATTTATGGCCTGAATCAACACAAGTTTTCTGCGTATGTGTTGATAAATCCAATGATCACAGACTGGAAACATGACACCTACGACTACGGTCAAGACAACGGTACAATGACACACACTGTCACAGTGGATTACGAAACTGTAAAATATTATTCTGGTGCCATTGGTGCGTCACGCCCAGATACCAATGTGGTCGGATTTGCTGATCCAAACTATTACGATCAAATTAGAAGTTCGTTGGCACGGCCCGGCAGTCAGGCCACTGTGTTGGGACAAGGCGGCTTGTTGGACGCAGGGGTGGGTATTATGGAAGACATTCAGGCCCTGGCGTCAGGTCAAGGAAGTCTAGCCAATGTGCTGGGCGGCGTACAAAAAGCTCTCAATGTGAATGCCACATTGAAACGGAACTCCATTGGCGATTTGGTAAGAAACGATGCCAACACAATAAAACAAGATGTGCTGCGCAACAGCCTGCCAGGCGCAGTTAGAGCTGCTGCAAACTCAGCCAACAGTCAAATATTTCCCAAAGCACCACGATAATGGCTACCATTAACAATACAAACTACAACATAGATCTCACAGTCCGTGTGTTTGACGAATTTTACGGATTTGAATCTGTTGTTCCAGTGGATGAATGGGACGCTGTGCTTTCGTATTTTGAGTCAATTTATACCACAAAAGTAGCAGCAAAAAACTTTGCAACTGTTATATTCAGAGTGGCCAATGAACAAGGTGTATCTGCTATGACTCTGTTGACACAGATACAATCAGCAAGCGGTCCAGCAGAATTAGATATAACTATTGCGTACTATCTCAATAACCTGCGCAGCAACAGTACTCTGTTGGGTGTGTCACAGCCTGTGCAGCCAAACTACTATCCAGCCCATAATGTCAGAGCATGAGCAAGTTTGCCCAAGGCCCCTACACTGTTAAAAATGCCGCCAAGTATGTGGGCAAAGGTGTGCCGCGTTACAGATCAGGCTGGGAGTTGGCATTTATGCGATTCCTTGACAATAACGATCATGTGATGCAATGGGCTAGCGAATCAATTCAAATACCCTATCGTAATCCCATCACCGGCAAACAAAGCATATATGTTCCGGACTTTTTGATCACCTATAGAACACGGCAAAACACCCTGATTGCCGAAGTGATTGAAATCAAACCCAAGAAACAAAGCGTGATTGAAAGCAAAATGAGCAACAACGACCGTATGGTAGTGGCTATCAACTACGCCAAATGGGACCAGGCCACCAAGTGGTGTGCTCGCAACGGATTGAAGTTTAGAGTAATCACAGAAGAAGACATGTTCCGCAACGGTGGAAAATAAGCTGCCCTAAACCGTAGATGCGGTAAATACGGTATGACACGCAAACTTGAAGACCTGTTCGATCTACCGGCCAGCACTGCTGATACAGATGAAACTGTGACAGATATCGCTGCCACACAATACAGCATAACAGAAATTGATTCGGCCATTGACAAAATTGATGCAGCTCTGCCTGGCATCCGCGACCTTGAAACCAGCGACAAAGAAATGGATGATTTGGCTGTCAAAGCCACTGAAACATTTGATGATCTAATGGACCTCGGTATGCAGGTGGACAGTCGTTATGCCAGCGAAATATTTGCTGTGGCCGGTGCCATGCTGGGACATGCGCTCACTGCCAAAACAGCCAAAATGAACAAGAAATTAAAAATGATTCAGTTACAGTTACAAAAAGCCAAACTGGATCTTGACAAAGAAAAAGCTGCTGGTCACGACGATGAACCTGCTGCAACTGCCGAAGGACAAGTGCTGAGCCGCAATGATCTACTTGAGCGCTTGATTGGCACACGGGATCAAAAGAATAAACCTGCATAAATATCATATAGGGATCAAACATGAAACACTTCAGAGAATATTTGTTAGAAAACGAAAGAGTATACAACTACCGCATTAAAATCGCCGGTGATACTCCCAAAGACTTTGTCAAGGCTCTTGAAGAAAAACTTCAACAGTTTGACATTGTTAAAATTTCTGCACCAAAAACAACACCAGTTATGGCCAAGTTGGCAGACTTTCCAGCGTTTGACAACGAAAGTTGCACACACATGGATGTGGAGTTTCGCTATCCAGCTATTGAACCACAGATACAGCAAATAGCACAATTGTTGGGACTTGACCCAAATCGTGTGCGTATGTTGACTGTGCCATACGAAAACAGCAATGATAAACTCACTGCTGATGTGGAAGCACAAAACAAGGATTTACTAAATTCTCCTTACCCTGCTCCGGACGCTGAACAAAAGGCCTTGTACAAAGACTACTCAGCTGCACCAATGGATCATGCAGTGTTAAAGAATACCTATCGCAGTGAATTCACAGTGGCTGGTGGCAAGACACCACCTGCTGTGACCACAAACAGTTTACCAATGGGCAACAAGAGCCCAATGACCTCGGTCAAGCGTCCACCACGGCCAGCAACTGGCTACAACCCAAGAGGATAATACAATGAGCTTTTTTCACAACCTAAACAAAACACTGGACAGCATTGCTGCCCGTCCTGAATCTGCACCATTGAACGAGCGTGACATGGGCAAGCACAACAACGCCACAACTGGTTTCAAAGCCGTGGCAGACAAAGCTGCCAAACAATATGGATCAAAAGCCGCAGGCGAGCGTGTGGCAGGTGCCCAATTCCAGAAGATGAAGAAAGCTGGCCAGTTGGAAGAAGAAGGCATGAGCCGTGCTGCCAAGGGTTATGAAAAGTATGGTAAACAGGGCATGGAAGCACTGGCCAAGGCCGGTCGCGAAGGCAAAGCTCTTGATCCAATCCGTGCCAAGTACAACAAGTATGACAATACCGAAGTAGACGAAGGCATGGGCATGACCGACGAAGGCAATGCTTTTAGCAAAGCAGTGGTTGATGCTAAAAAAGACGGCGTCCAACCGGGAGAAAAAATTCGTGTTGGCGGCAAGCAGTATCCAGTCAGAGAAACTGAAATGACTCCAAAACAAAAGTCGTTTGCTGCTTTAGCTCCTCCCAAAGACAAAATCACTTTTGCCGACAAAATTGCAGGCGCCAAAAAAGAAGTTGACGAAATGCTGGGCGATGTGGCTGCCGATGCTATGAAATCTGCAATGAATAGATCTAAGCCCGAAAGCACCCTTAATCAAGTTCGTGCTGGTATGCAAGGATCGGGACCACGAGCTAATAGTGCCCTTAATCAAGTTCGTGCTGGTATGCAACAACGCGGCGCTGGCATGAGCGCAGTTAACAAGATTGGCAATGCAGCACGTGGTCGAATCAATCAAATGGCCACAGGACAATCTGACATGGACGAAGCCAGTGACGACAATGCATTTACTGCACACAAGCGAGCCCGTGCAGAAACTCCCAAAGTAGGAACAATCACTCATGGTTCCAAGCATGATGTAGAAGAAATTCCCGGTGGTCGCAGAGTTACTCGTCGCACTGATGCACAAGGTATCAGTGTTGGTGCCGATGATGGTCAAAGCAGCAGCGATGCTCCTCGTGGCCGCGGCCGACCAAAAGGTCCTGCCAAAGCACCTGAGCGTGTGACCGGTGGTGCTACCCGGCACAAAGGTGGTCGCAAAATGACCAAAGAAGGCGACGGGATGATGAAACACACCTTCGCTATATTAGATGACACACTGATTGATCAAATTGCCAATATGAACGGCGCCGAAGTTGATCCTGATGCCAGCAGTGTTGAAACTTATGATGAAAATACAGCTCGTCAATTGATAGCTTTTGCACAAAAAAATCCGCAAAGACTCAAACGTACTCAAACTATGAATACTGCTGGTATGCGACCAATGGCTCGGCATTCGGGTGGATCTGGTTCGGGCCCTGAATACAATCTCAAGGAAGTAGGCAATGTCGACATTGCGGACCAAGGCGAATACGATCAAGAAGGCGAAATGGCCAAAGACAGCATCAAGACTGTGGTGCGCCATGCTCAAGCACTGGAAAAAATACTAGGCGACAACGACAACTTGCCAGAATGGGTACAATCCAAGTTGGCCAAGATTGAAGGTATGATGACTGCTGTGGATGACTACATGCAGAATCAAGAAACTGATCAAGATGACGAAATGGCCATGGGCGAAGAAAAAACTTCCACTCGTGACAGCAGAGCCGAACGTGCCGGCAAGCGAGTCACCAAAGACATTGAGTATGATGAAAAGAAAAAAGACGGTATCCATGGCAAGAAGCGTGGCAGCGAAGACAGCAAGGCCGAAAAGGCCGGCAAGCGAGTGGCCAAAGACATCGAGCACGATGAAAAAGAAGACGACGAAAAAGAAGACAAGCCCAAAAAGTCCAAGAGCAAGTTCAAGTTTGGCGGCAGTGTTTATGAAAATCTAGACGCACAGTTGGAAACATTGATCAACGAAAGCATGAATGTCACTGTCAACATGGCCACAGGTGACGATGGCCAAGGCGACAACAGTATCACTGTCACTGCCAGCGGCGAAGATGCCATGACATTGGCTCAGTTGTTAAAGAGTGCTGGACTATCACAGAGTTCACATTTGGGTTGCTCCACTTGCGGTCAAAGCAGTTGCGGTTGCGAACAAGTGGATGAGAACAGCCCAGACTGGCCAACCAATACCGAAACCAGCGACAATGCACTTCAGTATTCGGGTGGTTTAAACAAGCCCAAGTCAACTGGCCAAACAACTACTCCTGTGCTGGCAAGTCAATTGCGCAGACAGGTCAGTATGGAAGAAAGTGTAAAGATTGAACGCAATTTGTTTGACCTATATAAAAATTTTGCAAAATAATCAACAAAGGAAAACAAAATGGCAACACAAGTAGTCAATGCAGCAGGCAATGTATTATGGACGTCTGACAAGGCAGAAATTTCTGCGGTAACTGATGTTACATTTCAAGTGGGCATAACAGAACTTGGTAACACTGCCAACATCACCGGTAACTTGTATGCCAATGCAGTATCTGTGCCAGCTGGCACTTCAACACAGGCCTATGTTGGTGTGGGCAATCGACTTTATCTCACTGGTACTACTTTTACTGCGGTAGCACTGGGAACAGAAAGTTCTGCTCAAGCCAGCATATACACTGGCCCATCTTACGGCGCTGTGTAACAGTATCATATGAGAGCTACAGAATTTGTTTTGGAAGCTCGCCGGGGCAAACTTACCAAGCGCAATCAATTTGCCAGTGTAGGTATAAACACATTTCACGACAGCGAACGAGCCAACAGCGATTACACACTTAACCGTGTGATGATGGCAGTGGCCATGGCTGACGGCTCTGACACTCCCATTGATATGGATGCGTACAGTTGGGTTGGCAAAGAACGCACAGCTCACCCTTACACAGAAATAGAACAAAAAATGCTCAAACAGGCCTTTAAGGCCGCCGGGGCTGACTGGCAGGATCTAAACAAAGGTGATCTTGACAGTGAAGAACATCCTACTGTCAACGTCACTAGTCCTATACAAGCATTCAAAGGATACCCGCGATGAGAGCTCGTGAGTTCATTGTAGAACAATCAACATTGCCTCCAGAGCAAGCAGATCCCATGAATCATGTGTTCATATTGCCTGGTGTAAAATCTAGCGACCCTTATCAAATCTATAGACTGGGTGTGGCCATGGCCCGTGCCAGAAGTGATGCAGGCACACAAGATCCAATACCCCACATGCCCGAGTGGTCACCACAAGCGGCATTTGGCGAAGATGCTGTGATTGCAGGATTCAATGCCCTGGTTGAACCAGTGATTGATCAAGCATTAAAAATGGCCGGACTAGCCGCCAAAAAAGTTCAAGTAAGCACGCCAAACAGCCTGGAGCCTGCATCAGTCAATCATCAAAGTCCAGTAAACGGCTTTAAAGGCTATCCAAGATAATGGCAAACCCGCCACCACCATACGACGACATCACAGGCATAAGCCGTGCTGTGATGAAAGACAATGCACAAGTAACAATAGAAAACTACAACGGCAATGCCAGACCAGGCGAACTGGTGGTTGATCAAATTACTGATCAAGTGTTTATCGGCAATAGTTCGGGTGCATTAACACAAATTGCTGCCGGAATTACCAATGGTGGTAGTTCAGGACTTCCTGCAGGATTTTATCAATTGGCCTACAACCCTACCACTGGTGAAATTGTTTATTATACTTAAAATTTTAAAATGAAAAAATTACTCCTACTCTTACTCTTACTCGTCGTACCTGTGCTGGCCATGGCACAAGGCAAACAAAAACCTGGTGTCACATATGATGCAGTAATCACCAGAGTAATTGATGGTGACACCGTGGCGTTTCAAGCAGACTTTTTGCCTGCACCACTCAAAAAAGAACTCAGTATTAGAGTGTACGGTGTAGACACTCCTGAAAAAGGCTTTAGAGCACAATGCCCTAGTGAAGCACAACGTGGAGAAGCTGCGTCAGCATTTACAAAACATGCTGTGGAATCTGCACAAAAACGTCAGGTTGTGCTGATGGACTGGGACAAGTATGGTGGACGAGTTCTAGGCGATGTACTACTAAACGGACAAAGTTTGCGAGTCATGCTGATACAAAATGGATTTGCACGAGAATACTACGGCGAAGCCAAAACAAGTTGGTGCCAGTAATACTCCTGTAAATACAGGATGAGTAATTTTTACTGTGCTGCACCCTGGCGCGGCCTTCATATCAATCCGCGTGGCGACGTCAAAACCTGTTGTGCAGGTGACCCCAATATGCTGGGCAACCTAAACACACAGACTATTGAACAGATCCTCAATGGTGATTTGATGACAGCAATTCGTGGCAGCATTGCGCAGGGTCAGTCTCATCAGTACTGTTCAAACTGTGTGCAGGCCGAACGCCACGGCGGAGACTCCGAACGAGCCTGGCACAATCGTGATAATCCCAATTTTGATTTTGTCAAAGCCGGCGACAAATATCACTATCCAGTTATTGTTGACATTCGGTGGAACACCACCTGTAATCTAAGTTGCAACTATTGCATGGAATATTGCAGTTCAAAATGGGCTTCGTTGAAAGGTATCCCGGTCAAGTCTGGTGCTAGACCCTACTATGAGCAGGTGTGCGACTTCATTGAGCAACACTATGAACACATCCACGAAGTGGCCTTGGTCGGTGGAGAACCGTTGTTGCTGCCAGAAAATAATCGCTTGCTGGATGTGATACCTAAAGATGCAGTTGTTACCTTGATTACCAATCTCACCGGCGATCTTGAAAACAACCGTATATTTCAGAAACTAGCAAAACGAAATCGTGTCGGCTGGAGCATGAGCTTTGACAATATTGGCCCAAGATTAGAATATGTTCGCTATGGTGCTGGATGGGATGAAATACAACGCAACCTTGGCTTGGTCAAAAATCTAATGACCACACAGGGACACTCGGGCGGCATACATGCAGTGTACAACATATACAATGCCACACGAATTTGTGAACTGCGTGAGTTTGCTGAACAGACCGGAACCACGGTGCTGTGGCAAAACTTATTTCAGCCCGACTATCTTGATCCATTCTTGCATGGCCCTACAGTTGCTGCTGAAGCAATCGCTGAGATTGAACGCTTTTATGCCCTGGGCATTGCTACTGCTGCCGAACAGGTGTTCTTTGACCGTGCATTGCAGAGCTATCGTTCAGTGACTCAACCACAGCCCACCATTGAACATCGATTTGCAACACATATCCGAGAAATTGAAAATCAGTACCACCCAGACACAAAAGGAAAGTTTGCCACGCTGTGGCCCGAACTGGCAAGCCTATGCAACCAACAGAGGAACTTGTAAATGGCTATCCAAAGTAGTTTAGAAACATCGTTGGTCAAAGCCCCGCATCGTCGGCAAGCATTCACTGAAGCTGAAATCGTAGAATTCATGAACTGCGCTGATAGTGTGACTGGCCCGGCCTATTTTCTTGATCATTATTTTTACATACAACATCCCACACGGGGAAAAATGCTGTATCATGCGTTTGAATATCAACAACGTCTGGTTGATGTGTACCACAACTATCGTTTCAGCATATCAATGATGCCGCGACAAACTGGTAAAAGTACCAGTGCAGCAGGTTACCTGCTGTGGTATGCAATGTTTGTTCCGGATTCGACCATTCTCATTGCAGCACACAAATACACCGGTGCCCAGGAGATCATGCAGCGTATCCGTTTTGCATACGAGCTGTGCCCGGATCATATTCGCGCCGGTGCCACCAGCTACAACAAAGGCAGTATAGACTTTGAAAATGGCAGTCGTATCATATCAGCTACCACAACTGAAACAACTGGTCGTGGTATGAGTATATCTCTGCTGTACGCTGACGAGTTTGCATTTGTGCGCCCTACCATTGCCAAAGAATTTTGGACCTCTATCAGTCCTACCTTGGCCACAGGTGGTAAAGCAATTATCACAAGTACGCCCAACAGTGACGAAGATCAGTTTGCATTGTTGTGGAAAAGTGCTCTCAAGTGTGAAGACGAATACGGCAACCCAACTCCATTAGGCATAAATGGATTCAAAGCATTCCGCAGTTTTTGGCAAGAGCATCCAGACCGTGACGAGGCCTGGGGTAAAAGTATGGAAGCACAGTTGGGTGTTGATCGATTCCGTCGAGAGATTGGATGCGAATTCATTATCAATGATGAAACACTGATTGCTCCGGCCATACTGGTTGATCTGCAAGGCCAGCAAGACCCACTGTTTAGAACCGGTCAAGTGCGCTGGTACAAGAGACCCGAAGCTGGCAAAATCTATGTAGTGGCACTGGATCCCAGTCTGGGCACCGGCAGTGATCCTGCAGCCATACAGGTGTTTGAAGCCAACACAACTATACAGATAGCCGAATGGCGCCACAACAAAACTGCAATCCCAGCACAGATACGCATACTGGCGGATATTTGTAAATTTATAAATGAAACTGTGAAAGATTCCAAGAGCATATACTACAGCATAGAAAACAACACCATTGGTGAAGCAGCACTTATTTCTATTGCTGAATATGGTGAAGAAAACATTGAAGGGTATTTCTTAAGCGATAACTCTGTGGCCGGCGGCGCAAGACGCATACGAAAAGGCTTCAACACCACGCACAAAAGTAAATTGTCGGCCTGTAACAAGTTAAAAATTTTAGTAGAATCTAAAAAAATGCAAATCAACAGTGCGCCATTGATATCAGAACTAAAAACATTTGTGGCGCACGGCACCAGCTATGCTGCCAAGCCCGGCGAAACAGATGATTTAGTAATGGGCACAGTGCTGGCCGTTCGTATGATGATGCTGCTGCAAAACTACCACACTGAAATGGACTCGCAAATGCGTGATTTTGGCGACAGTATGGTGGAGCCAATGCCGTTTTTTGCCACATTCCGCTAATGCTAAAACTTTAATAAATACACTATGGCACAAAATAATCCAGGACAACAACTTTCAGACCTTTTGGTCACCCGCGGCTACGACCCAGAGATGCTGGATAGCGCAGGTAAAGCAGCGCCCTCTGCACAGGATGCTGAAATTTTCAGCTTTGATTTTGTCACAGCAAATGGCACCAATCACGGATCAGTGGTTGTGATGCTGGGTGATGACAAAGAATTAACTGTGTTCAGCGGCGACAATGTTGGTCGTAACATGGACAGCGAAGACAAAACAGAATGGTACGATTTTCAACATCAATTGAAAAACTTTGCCACAAAGAATTTTATGACATTTGGCAGTCAAAATATCAACAAACTCAAATACAGCATGCAAGGGCAAGCAGCCCTTAAAGAAGGCTTGTGCGAAAGTTGGAACGGCACAAAGAATGTCAGTTGGAACGGCGGCCCAGACTCTGTACGACTGATGATACGGCACAAGCGCCCAATGGGCATTGACGAAGCCAGATTCCGGCAGGTAGAAAGCCTGTTTGTAGAAACCGCAGATGGTGAACGCCACCGGTTGTCATTCCGTAGTCTAGCTGGCGGCCGGGCCATGGTCGAACATGTGCGACAAGGCGGCAAGCCATATGACATGCGCGGACAACATATTTCCAACATGGTTGAAGAACTCAATGTTCTAAGCCGTTTCCGCAGAGCCAGCAAAGGCCAAGTGTTTGAAGGTGACACAGCCAATTTGATAGCGGAAACCAACCGCTACTATGAAACAATGTGCCGAACTGTAAAGGGTCTGTCATCTAACAAAGGCTACAACAGCTATTTTGAAAACTGGAATCCCGGTGATGTCACCGAACAAGATTTGATCATTGAAGATATCAAAACATTATTCGTGCAAGAAACAATTGATTCACGAATTGAACAGGCCTTACCTATTCTGGCCCGCATACAACAACAAGGAACCGCTATGAAAGAAGCAAACATATTTGAAGCCTGGGCCGAACGCCTGTTAGAAGGCACATGGGCAACACCAAATACCCCTGAACAAAAACAACAGTTGATTGAGCTACTGTCACAAGAATTGCCAGTTGGGCCTGACGCTACCAATGCAACAGAACAGTTGTACAGTTTGTTTGGTGACGACGAATTGTTTGATCAGTTGCAAGAACTAGCTGAAAATGATCCTGACGCTGATGCTCGTGAAATAGTTATTGCTCGTATGACAGAGTTGGCCAACAGCGGATCAGATAATGATCTTATGGAAGTACTTGCTGCGTTAGAACCCACAGTGCCTGAACCAGAAGCTGCGGCCAGCCCAGACGTCGTAGACACCCCGGCGCCAGCACCAGTGGCTGAAGGCCAAGGTCCAAGTGAAGCAGAACGATTGGATCATTACCATGATCTAAAAGCCAGCGGTATGGACCCCGATGCAGCCGAGGAAGAAGCATACGGCACAGATGACTGGTATAACGACAGCATTGATGAACAAGACCCCATTGCCAGAATGATGGAAATGGCCGGCGTCCCAGTGGCAGAAGGCAAATGGGACCCATTTACTGGTGGCGACTATGGGCAGACTCCGCGCCCTCAGCAAGTTGGACAAGACACACAAGACACACAAGACACACAAGACACACAAGACAGTGATGCTGCCGCGCCTGACAAGAAAAAAGATCAAGAAGAGTGGGAAGCCATGTTGGATTACTATGGCACCAATGCGTTAGTTGCTCGAGCCTTAGGTGATTTGTATCAACAAACTCATGGTACTGGATATTACGATAGCGTTCTAACTCCTGTTAGATATATAGCCACTATTTCTAGCCGGATCACTCCAGAAAGTCCAGAACGAATTGAAACAATAAGCGTTGGAAGTAAAAAAGAAGCACATGAACGTGCAAAAGGAAGAATAAACGGACGTGTGGTCAGCATAGAACGAGTTGACGACAAAGAAGATGAAGCAGGATTAATCACATTACCGGTGATGCTGGGACTTGGTCAACAAAAGAAAAAATGGATGCTACAGTTCCCTGACGAACGCTATGCACAAAAGTGGGCGTTCA